TGTCATCCGGCGGAATCATCAACCATTTGAACATATCAACGACATAAATGTTAAAAGCCGGGTCTTCCTTTTGCAAACGTTTGGCGTGCGCCCCGGCTTCATCACGAGACGCGAAGGCGCCACGAATCTTAATGCCAAGTTTGTCACACTTTTGCGGAGAGTCCGGACCGATGATGGACAGGCATGCGTAGAGCTGACCCGGGACGGTGATGAAATCTTGTTCAAGAAGAGACATTTTGTTCTATGTAGTTACCGACCTAAAACTTTAATTAAAAAAGGTTTCTAATGTTTTTGGGGATTGTGTTGATTAATCGCGACAAGTTTCTTGTATAGACAACTTGTGAAAGACCAAGGGTTTCATAAATAGTTGGTCGGGTAATCATGAGTGCGAGTTTTTGTTTCAATAATGTTTTAATATTTCTGGAAATTTCATTTCTTTTTAATGTTTGCATAATTTTTTTAATAGTATTTTTTTGTGATGGAGTGAAAGTGTTCATTGGTCGCGTATGATTTTTTATATAGGCATCGATGACATTTTTAACATTGAAACCTAAATTTTTAAAATTTTGAAATTCCTTTTCAATTTTATTTTTATTTCTATAATTTTTAATGTGATGGTTTTCAAATGGAATTTGTGTAAATGGTCCAACTTTTTTGTTGAGTTTGTTCAAAGAATTCCTATTGTATACGCGTGTGACTTTGCCATTCTTATTGATTTCAGTCATGAGGAAGACTTTATTTCTGACTTTTTGTGGTGAACGAACGTTGAATGTGTCGTCGTAGTATGTGATACCTTTGTTTTTCGGTTTTTTCACTGGACTGACAGCTCCAAATTCCGCCATGAGTGCACTTATATTTGCTTTACGTTTGCTCGCATTCACGTTTTCTTTGGTAATTTTACGCGTTTTACCCTCACCCAACCATTCAAGCTCTTGTTGTGTCAGGTTTCTGTTCAATATATGACGCACTTGATAATTCGCGAGATTTCTGACATTATTTACACCATGGTCTGGATACATTATTAAAGCTCGTTTGACTTCATTATAAAAGTCTTCCTTTGTGTACTCAGCTCCTGAAAAACTCAAACGACGAGCAGTGGTGATGCTACTGTTTCGTCCCACCCGTTGACGTTGGCGTTCCGGTTGTTGTGGTGACATGGGTGGTGGGGTACCAGGGTTGCGAATGTTTCTACGAGGGGTGCGTGGCGACCCGGTGGGTGTTTCCATCACACCGACAGCCATGCCCTGATTGTTACGAATAACTCGGTTGTTGTCCATGTATATAAATATATTAACATTTTTCTACTGAAATAATATTTAAGACGGCTTTTCTATTTAGATTTGTGTCACAGGTCATGCAGATGAAACCTGCATCTTTCATGAACCTTTCAACAACACTTCTATGCATTTCACAAGAATCTAAATATTTATGAGAGACAATGCCATAGGCGTGATAATCAGTTTCATTTGGAATGATTTTCCAAATTCTTGAACAATTTTTCTTTGTATTTACTTTTGGAATGCATTCGTCATCCGTGTATTCTATCTCATTTTCGACGATGTCAAAAACAACCTTCACATTTGTGAAATCGTCAAAGTGTGTGACTTTCTTTTTCCCTCCAAGCATTTCCACGAAATCTTTGTATTCCCCATCGGTGATGTTATACTTTTCGTGAAGATTTTCAAAAAAATGGAGTATTTGGTGTCTGTCCATGGTGATGATCATAGATAAAGTTTGTATTTACTGGAGCATTTTTTTCAATTTTTCTTTTTTCATTTTCCATGTCAATTGTATGAAAAGATAAGATAAAAGGGAGACACCCCTACATGTGTATGGATGACCAGTTGAAAGAATTCGTAAACACGATATATAAAGACCTCGGACCTGGATATAATGAGTGTGTGTATCACAAAGCCATGGAAGTCATGTTACGTGCACAAGGTGTACAATACGAGAGTGAACGTATTGTACCCATTGTGTTTCATGGGCATACTATAGGTAATTTACGAAGTGACATCATCGTGGAAGGTGAAATTGTTTTAGAGTTTAAATCTGTTCGGACGTTGACTGACGCGGCGGCCCTTCAGACCCGTAACTATCTTCGTCTGACGGGGCTGTCTCTTGGCTATCTGATAAACTTTGGTCATCGGGGGCTTGAAGTTGTGAAAATAGAAGCATCATTGGAAACGCCTTCGCCATGACATCATAACTTTGTCTTGATTCGCGTTTATATTTTTGAGGGTCTTTGAGACCTTCTTCGAGAATATGTTTCGCTCGTTCGAGGTGGAATACAACTTCTTTAATGCAATAGTCCATTACATGTCTAACTACGTACACTCTTTAAATTACACAGTCGGTATAAACTCCCATTGAAGTTCTTGACATATATTTTTCCATATCACATCTTGTTGATAGAGTTTTTGTGTACTCTTCAAAAGTGGGAAAAATTCTAGATACTGGTCTTCCGACAACAACTCACAAAATTTATACAATACATAACTATATGAAAGGAAATTCTTTCTATCTTTTGGACAATTGTCGTTGAATGGTTTTTGAATTTGAGTAAACATCATCCGAAGACGTTCTTCAAGGGATTGGGGCATTTTAGGTGGTTTCACCCCGTTGAGCATGTTTGTAATGTACACGGTGTGTTCATAATATTTATTGTACTTGAGTTTCTTCAACAGAGACCGTACCTTTGCGTGAGTGATGTCACACATTTTTTTAATTTTCATCTTTTTCAACTCTACTCGAAGTTCTTCGATGACTTCATTGGGAATGGTGGTACTCTCGAGGGCTTGGAACTGTGACAGCCATTCTGAGAAATGATTTTCTCTTTTGTAGCTATAGTTGATAACTTTCGATGTCTCTTGTTCTTCCTTGTACGTGAGTTCATCGGATATCAGTGTGGCGAGAACGACACCACATCCATCACAGACGAGTTCACTCGTTTCGTGACAATGGATGACGTTACTTTTTTCACAAATGTTACATCTATCGAGTCTAACACTTTTGGGTTTTCTCGCAATGTCCTGATTTTCCACCTCTATGAGATAATCTGTGTACAAGCTACCCCTCTTTAAACCTAAAGTTTCTTTCACATTAAAAACGTTATCCGTCTTTGTCGTGGTCTCGACGTCATCTTCGGCGTGTTGATTCATGTATGGCATACACTTGATGATGTATTGACTCATCTCCTCTTCGTGTTTGGATTTATTGTCGGGGTCACTCTCTATAAGTTTTGTCCATTCCTCTATTTTATTATTGAAGCGACTTAAAAAATTCCCCTCCATATATATGTAGATGGTCAATCTTTTAACTAATATAATAATCTGGATTTACGACAAATACAAAAATTTCCTTAAGATTACAGATTACTCTGTGAGTAAGGTATTTTTGGAATATACCGTAGACCCAGTGCGTCGATATGAAATCGATGAAGATGATATGTTTTGGTTACGAGAAGAAGAGTATTGGAAAGATGGGGAATATGACTTTTACATAGACGTCACCGATTGCCCATTCCGTGGTGCTGAAATTCCACAAAATGTCACAAAGACGATTTTCCGCGTACACTACTGGTACAATGATGAGCGATACAAGTACATCTCCTACAACCCCGATTTCCCATGGCCCCCCAAAAATAATAATAGTGTCACCTTTACTCTTCCAATTGTCTCCGCCGCACTTGTGGATGAAGACGACAAACCCGTAAGAGATGTGTCTCGGAAGATGCGACGATACGCAGGTCCCCTTGGTGATTTTTTAGGCTCTGATGTGGCTCTTCGTGATTTGTTAATGTATGATGAGGATGTGTTGAAACGTGAATATCCAAAACTTCAAATTACAAACGCACTCGGTATGAAAAAGACCGTGTCCACGTTACATGCGACGACAGCTACACTTCGGTCGCCTTAGTGGCGAGATAAAACTTGAGATGCCCCAAATTGGCAACGTTATATTGTAATATCAAAAAGGCACTTTCTTGCATGAGTTGCACCGACGCACACATCCCCGTCGCCTTTGTGAAAATGTTGAGATATTTGAGTGAATACACACCAGATACAGAATCTTCGACATTTTCTATAGTTTCGATAGATGTCTCCTGATTCGCAAAATCCCCTTCACACGTGAGTGTCATGATATTTTTGTGTCGTGCGATGGCGATGTCAGAACCAATATTCCCCATGTCTCGACATATACGCTGAAAGTCCACGGATTGCATAGTTGTCATGCATGAACATTTGAGTTCGGGAACTTCGATTTCATGTTCATCAATGTCCAGCAATTTTAATTGAAACCTGGATTTTTGTTTCTTCGCCTCGGACAGGATTTCAATATCCATGTGTTCCTTTGACGTGATGGACATCGTAAGAATGTCACTGTTCCCAATAGACTTTAACAGCTTGAAGGTGTTCATGACGTTAATACCTGCGATGATGGGCTCGGGACATTCATACTCTTCAAAGTTATCTGCGGCGAGATGAAGGTCAATTAGGCTCGTACGAGCGGTGTCGAGAGTAACGATGGAGACGCCTTTATCTGTGAAATAGACATTTACATCGTTAATAATCTCTTTAAGCACTTCAAACACCGCCTTGACGGAGGTAGATTGAACTGTGACCAATTTCATTTTATTAAAAAATGCGTTAATTCTTTATTTGGCTGTATGCATCACTGACGCTTCTGTTAATTTTAGCTTCAAGTTCCGGTGTCATCGGTGGTAGGAGTGAAGACCCGTAGTTTGCGATGTCAAAAGTTGATTCACCCCCAGTTTGTACGATTTCGTCGTTATCGATAGAGCACATACTGCATGAAAATCCATCGATGTCCATGTTATGTATCTCTTCAGATGGGAGGAGAGACATCAGCCACGCTTTAATTTCAGAACCCACCAAAATTTTTCCATTCTTGGTGAGCATTGTGGGGACGCGTGCGATTTTTTGTTTATATTCAGGCGGAATACCCAATTGACTGACGTTGTGATAGTGCACAAGTTTATGAAGTTGTGGGCGTGCCTTGATGAAATCGATGAGTTCTCTGCTGTGATGACACTTGGGACTGTATATCAACAAAGACATTCTATAGTATAATGATTATTTTCTGTGAAAAAAATAACGCAATATAGTAATGAATTACCTCCTGCTGCTTATCGTGGCACTTGTCGTCTGGGCATTGTCTCAGCGTGATACAAATGAAAAATACCAGGAGCTCTTTGGATTTGCTGGGTATCAGAAGCCTGTCAATCAGGTGATTCTCGATGACCCGGTCGTGGACACGTCCGACTACACCGAGGTGGAAGCCGTGGTCGACCACGACCTCATGGAAAAACTTGTCCTCAACACGAATGAAGAAATCGCAAAGCGCACCGATGACTGTTCGTACATCATCGAGACGACGGCTGTGAAAAAGTTTGAAAAAGAAGGTCAAGGTGACCTGTACAAGTGCATGTTCATGTGTGTTCGCACCAAGAGCTTTGCGTTTGGATTCACTGTTGTGTCCACGGTGTCCGTCAGAGGTGATGACGTCAAGGTGTTGTCCCTTCGCACACAGCCGTTGAATGTTGATGTTCCCGAAGATGTCTCTGCGTACACACAGGATGTCGCCAAGGAGTTTCTTGATTTCAACATCGTCAAGCAGACGGTCGTACCGAAGATGAGTGAGTTAGACGCGGCTAAAGAAAAACTGAAATACATGTAGATGATAGACATCCATGAGATTCGTCGAATTGATGTCAAACGTCAAGAGATGAAAAAGGAATTGTATAAAAAAATTTATGAACAATTTGAAAGAAAAATTCGTCAGCAGGTGGAGTTGGGGAGGGAAAAATACGTGTTCTTGCAGGTACCGTCCTATGTGTTGGGTTTCCCCAAATTTGATAGGGCGGCGGCAGCCACCTATCTCAGTCGGCAGTTTAGGAGGTCTGGGTTTAATGTCGAAGTCACCGGGGTGACACTGTTAGTGTCCTGGTTTCCAAAGGTGGTGGGTGCGAAGAAAGAAAAAGTCAGGGCAGGGAAAGAGGAGCTTCCCATGGAGTTCCCAACACTGATGAATTTACGAAAGGCTGCGAGTGCGTACAGGAAGGTTTAAAATTATTTCAGGGTACTGTAGTATGGACAATTTGAACGTACTTGTCGAAGCGAAAAAGGAGTATTTGGGACAATTGTGTCTCATTATGGTTCCGGCAATGATTGAGACTTTTGAAAACATGTACAAGGAGGCGGTAACGATGTCCAAAGGGAAAAAGGTTCTCATTCAATTCCAAAAGTTGTTAAAGGAAGTTCCCAACTGGTCTGACACGATGTCCAAGCAACATTCGGATAACATCACCAACAGGTGTGCGTGGTTCAGTGATTTGTTAGCGGCTGTGTTTGTTGCGTGTACGAAGATTTTGAGTTCCGTTCGTTTAAAGTCTGATGGTCAAAAGATTAGTTTGAAACTCCCGACGAATGAAGTATTTGTGCAAACATGCTACAATACGTGTGCAAAGGACATGTATAAGGACCCGTATATCTATCACGAGGAACAAAGTGAATACGTTCGTGATGAATTGTTGACGAAACGATTCACTGCGTGTATTGAAATGTCGGTGAAAGAGCTCATCCCGGTGCAACAAATTTTACAAACGTACATGAGCAACACCGACCCGGAGAAAAACATCGACCTCACGGACCCAGAAGACACTGAAGACCCCGAAGTGTATGAGTCTGAACCTATCCTGACAGAGGAGCCTGTCGCGACGGAAGCTGAACCAGAGGCTGAACCGGAGGCTATGTTGCAGCCCGAACCCACTGGTTTGGAGAATGAATTTAAAACCATCCCAGACGTCCCCGCGTTGGACGCTGACGCTGAGCCACAGGAGGAGGAAGTGGCACCCCAGCCGGAACAGCAGGCGCAACCGGAGGATGATGGGGTGTTGTTTGGTGATGCCCCAGAAAGACGTCGTTAAAAAGAAAACCTCACCATACTATAATAATGGAACTCAGTGATTACCTCAGAGACCCGTTCAGCGCTGCACTCGTCGGCGCAGCCATTACGGCGTTGTATGTTCACTTGAAGGCGCAAATTAATAACGAAGGTAAGTTACAACTCGCACAATACACGAAACCCGCGGCGCTCAATGCGATTTTGATTTATTTCATCGTGTCCAATGGTCTTGGTCAACGTGAAAGCATTTCGAGTGAGCCATTCTAAATAGTTAAAGATTTTGTGTGTTAATACAGTAATAAAAATGGCTTCTGTTTCGGCGTTTAATGAAATGATGTCAACCTTTCTAGGGGAATTAAAAAAAGCATTCCCCGAAGAGAAGGGAATCATGAAGTATGAAACATCATTTGACTTGCTCCGAAAGAGTAACCCACGTAAAATTGTCGAAAGCTACATGGTGCACATTGGTCCCTACTCGGAACGCGTCTCTCAGCACGACGCGACTTTGCTTGATGAAGACATCGGTTTCCTTAAAGACTTGAATATGAAGGCGAACTGGGAATCTGCGAGTCAGGCGACGCGCGGTGCCATTTTCCAGTACCTCCAAACGTTGTATATGCTCGGCCTCACCATCACCACGATTCCAGCGGACACGTTGAGTGCTATTGAAAACTTGGCCAAGGACTGCGCGGACAAGATGCAGGACGATGAAGGGGGGGCAGGAGGAGGTCTCGACCCAAATGCTCTCATGAACATGTTAGGTGGTATGTTGAAAAAATAAACCTTTTGTTATATTAAATGAAACCCTGGTTTGAAGATTTCAAAGAACTCGTTCGCTCGGACAAGGTTTTAGAATTTTGGCCGACAAATGTGCAGACCCCAGCCGATAGAGTGAATGCGGCATCTCGATTTGTGATTTACGCGACGTGTGTTATTTACCTGATTCGTAGAGACCCGCGCATTTTCGTCCTCGGTGCCACCGTGCTCGGTGTTCTCGCGGTGATGTACCGCTCTGGTATGATTTCTGGGAATAAGGGGCGTCCGACGAACAGTAATAGCTATAGCGGTGATTCTGACACGTGTCAAATGCCCACGGATGACAATCCCATGGCGAATGTGTTGATGACGGACGATCCCAACCGCCAGTCAGCGTGCTACTACCCCACGGTGAAAGGGCACGTCAAGTACTTTGGTGATGACAAAGTTGGGTACGACGGTGGACGTTCTCGAACAGCGATGCCTCGATACCAGCGTAACGCCGCCGCTCGTCAGTTTATCTCCATGCCCGTGACGACAGTCCCAGGAGACCAAACGGCATATGCGGAGTGGTTGTACGGTGCCAAACACGGTCCGATGTGCAAGGCGGGGAACATGGAGGTGTGTGACCCGAACGCCAGAGGGGCGCAACTCGAGGCATTTTCGGGTCTTGATTCATCTGGAAAAGGACGCCAAGGGAATAGGTTTTCTCAGAGTACGCCCTAGTTCAGGCGTGTGGTCCATAGAAAAATAATGTCACCATACACTAAATGGCATACCAGCTTCAGCCAGGACTTTCAATTGTTGAAAACGCCGGTGCGCTCCCCACACGACCAGCGACTGACGATGTTTTTGTTTACCCGCAACCGAGTGCGTTGAACTACGCCGACGGTGGTCGACCGAACACGATGTTGTACGGCACGGCACCCTTGATGGCTGGCAAAGGCTCGCCGGCGCGGGTCATCGATGTTTCTGATGAGTTGCGACCTCAGAGCACGACTCGTTTCAACAAGCCGTTGGTGATGACGTATGAGAAAAACTTGTTCCCGTTAAATGACATGGCGTGCAAGGTGCCTTTGCGCACCATTGAATTCGAACCGTCGAGTACTCGTGCGGATGTTCAAAATGAATTGTTTCAGCAGCGATATAAAAATATCAAGTAAACAGTAAGAATGGCAGACCCCATTTCCATCGCGGCCGTTGCGGCGTTGGTATACGTAGGAAAAACATTGAGTGGTAAACCCGAAGAACCCGTACTGTCCACCACCACACCCACACCCACACAACAGACCGCCCCCCCTCAGAGAGAAATGTATGAGGAAGCAGACGTTGGTTTGACGTCTCTGGATTATCAAAATAAAATTGAAGTTCCGAGTTTTGGTGAAGTCGCCCCGCAGCGTCGCACCTCAGGAGGTGAAGTGTTGGACATGCGTGACCGCTTCTATGACCAGGGCAGAATGAATAACCTCTCCCCGGTGGAGAAGCAGCTTGTTGGCCCAGGTCTCGGTGTTGGTGCGGATGTGCCAGCTGTTGGTGGCTACCAGCAGATGTACCGCGTCATGCCCACAAATGTTGGTGAGTACAAGCTCACACAACTTCCAGGACGTG